GAAGAAGCGCACAGAGCCTCGATTCCCGAGGAAGGACCCGTCCGAAAAGTTTCACAATTCCACCGTGTACGACCCTGCATCCGGCACATCAACGTCCACTCGCCTCGCATAGCCGCTGCCACCATAAATGATCTTGTACGTGGCGAGTCGGTATAGGTTGACTTCAACGAGGCCGTCGTCATCTGTCTCTTGCACTGGCGGAACCGACAAGACTGGCGGCGTCTCTGCTGCTGCACCCCACGCCACAAACGTGATTTCTACAGGCTCATCGGCAAGGTCTGTCCCGTACTGATCGCGAAGGTGAATTGTGACCGCACACAACGCCGGGTCTGCAGGAGGCGTCACTACTATTGCCGTCATCGAATAGGTCGCAGCTTCATCTCCATTAACCACCAGCGACGTGCCGGCATAGGAGTACCCAGCTTTCGTCACCGCTACTACATAGGTCGCATCATCCACATTGAACGTCGCTTCGCCGTCAACATCGGTCGTCGCTGTGTAGGTGTTAACACCCTCTGTGAGTCGTACCGTGGCGTTCTGCAATGGGTCGGTGCCGTCGTCGATTGTTATAACCACAGTGCGAGCCCCTGAACCCGACCCACCACCGCTGATCTCATCGTCCAGATACTTGCCAAACGTTCCTGGTGTCGTGTGTCCTGACTGCGGCTCATCCCACACTGCATCGGCAATCCCCCCAGATGTGAGCACAGTTGTTGCATCGCTCACAAGGTCAACTGTGGTCGCACCGCCCGTGCTGTTGTTCGTGACCTCCACATGACTATCGTGCCGGAACGTCCCTCCCGTGCATGACGAATCGATCGTCACTTTGGCGTATCCGTAGCATTGCACGGTCGTCCCTGCTGCAAGGTTCGAGACGGTGAAGTCTCCCCACCAATCGTGCATTTCCAGGTCTGCACCGCCAGCACAATCAAACGTCAGCCCGCTGAGTTTCATCGTGTAACAACTCTGCAGGTAGACCGGATCGACCGAATTATCACCCACAATTGTAAATGTTGAAGCACTATTCGTATTGCCAATGATGCACCGCGTCAGATAGCAATAATCAGTAGCGCGACAGCCCAGCGGAAAACGAATGTTGTCCCAAAATGTATTCGTGTCGAGATCAACTTGGGTTTGTCCTGCTCCAATATCTGGCGTGACTGTTCCATGAATAGATGCAAAACTGTAAATCCTGCTAGACCCGCCGAACGATGCGGTTTGATTCATCGTCATACTACCGCCGTTCAGGTCCAGTTCAATTGTGTACGCACCACTCAACAACGTCAGGTCTGCCCGCGGAACAAACTTGATTCGCTTCTTGCCCCGACTTGTTGCAATCGTATTTGCATTAGCCAACGTGTCGCTCGGATTGCCAATCGTCCCGTTGGTGCCAACTGTAGTCCCAGATGCTCCGTTTGTCGGGTCCAGATACACGCAGTCGTCAGGGTAGTCGGTGTTGAGTTTGATCGTGTCCACAATGCCGTCGATCACTACCACGTCAGCCGCAATGTCTCTTGCCGTCTGTGCTGATGCCGCTCCAGTTGGCCCGATCTTCACGGTCGTTGCGTCAATAAGTCCATTCGCGTCCACAACCGCCGTGCGGCCTGGAGTAGTTGGATTCAGCGTCCGTAACATTCCGAGCGTCACGCCTTCAGGCAGCAACACGTCATACGTCGTCGTCGCGTCTGGTGTCGTTTCCCAGTTTGGCGCAACCGTGAAAGCGCCTGTGATCGTGCTATAAGTGACGATCTTTCGAACCTGCAGCGCGCCAGCCGCTCCGCCAGTTCCGCCTGTGGTTTTGATGAAACAGCCGGTGACATCGTAAGCGAGCAACGTGCCGACCGTGCCACCGCCAGCAGATCCCGCTGAGAGTGTTCCTGTTCCGACGGATGCCAGAACGCGAGGATAGATCGGAATCAAAGTGGTCGTGCAGTTCGCTGACTTAGCGGCAATCCATAGGACGTTATTGTCAGTCTCCGCACTGGTCAGCGTGAGGTATCCGGCCCCGTTTGTTCCGCCTGTCGTGATCTCATTTGTGCAATCGGCAAACGTTGCTCCGCCATCGCTGCTGATTTCTGTATCTGGCGTTGTTGGGTCAGTAGGAACTCCAGCTGACGTTGCAAATGCCACCTCCAAAGTGAAGAGACACTTCTTGATGCAAAATGGCGCAATGTGTGTCAGGCTGTTTGCCATCAGAGTCTCCCTACCCCTTCAACGCCATGATATTGTGGCTGAATGCGACCGCCGCCACTACTCCCCGCCGGCGTACCTTCCGCCCCGATGTTCAACAAATAACTCAGGCCACTCCCAGCACCGGCCGCCGTGTTCCTCAATGAGTAGTCGTCCGTACTCTGGTCAGTGAAATCCGTCGCGTCTGTGTCGTCGCTGGTGATGTTCAATTGATTCGTTCCGAGCCCCCAGTCACCATCGCCAGCGATAGCCCCGCCTGAATTGTCGCGGAATCGATTATTGATCAGCACTTTCGGACATGTCGATGTGTTGAAGTTGATTCCAGCTCCACCGTTTCCCGTGATGTGGTTTCCTGTGATTGTCTGAATTACTGTTGTAGCCGTGACAATTTCAATCCCGGCACCACTGCAATTTGCAATCGTGTTGTGCTGAATGCTGTGAGCCGTCGTCGTCGATGTCGTCGCAATTCCGATACCTGATTCATAAATCGTATTGTGAGAAATCGGCTTAATAGTTCCCTCTACGCTGATTCCTGTCCCGCCCGCATTCTTGACCCTGTTGTCAGTCGTCACTCCTGCCGACTGAATTCCTTTCGACCCCGCCACTCCATTTGCCAGCGTGATATCGTTTCCTATTGCTTCAGCAGTTACTGAACTGAGCTGAAGCCCAACGGCTGATGCAGATGTGCTTGCGTTTTCAATAACACAATTCACCGCCAGAGAATCAGCACCGATTACAACCAGGCTGTTTGCCACTGATCCAGTTATTTTGAGCGACTCGATTATCAACTGCGTGCTACCACTGAGAATTAGACGGAACGTGGACGAAAGGGTGAGCGTTGGCATGTTCGACTGATCAAGAGCCCCGCCTGTTGTCCTGCCGCTGGTTGCGTCTCCAGGTGTCGTCTTGCATCCGCGGATCTTATTTGGAGAAGTCGCACTTCCATCCGCAGTGAGCGTGATCGATGCTCCGGATGTATAGCCGCTGCTTTGATAGATGTTGTAAAGAAATCCGCCACCAGGAGCGGTAGCGTTAAAGTCAGTCACAAATTCAGCAAGCGTGAAAGCATTAGCCAAACTTGTGCCGTCGTGCGTACCAGCCCCGGCTGTTGTTACGTGTCGTTCCGTCAAAGCCATCGATTAAAACTTCGGTTGAGAGTTTGTAACCCATCCATGTATCAACGCGCGACGATCGTCGGTAGCCAGACACGCCTGAACCTGCTCAACGACAAACTTCATTTCACCAACATTCACTTTCGTCCGTGGCGTCCGTCCGTCCGGTGGGGTGCTGTCCACAATGGCGTCAGAGTCACCTGCTGCGATCACTTCTGCAACCTCTTCCCAGTTCTCGACAACATCGAGCATGAATTGCGTTGCTGTCCGATCCATCGTTTCAATCAGGTCCGCCATGATGCGAGCCCGTCCGTTGCAGAACGCAACCGCCTGTGCGTTGGTAATTGCCATCAGAATCATCCTCCCCCTTTCGAATCGCCCCGCGGCGGACCTGAAATAGGATCGCCTGGACGTCAAGGCGATTGCCATAAACACCATCACTTATTCAGGAATCACAGTGAACGGAAGCAACAAAGACCCAACCAGTTGTCCATGAGGCGTCACTTTCCCCGATACGGGTTTCACCACAGGACGCTGCGGCGTTTCATCCACCAGCACAATCTTAAACAGATAAAAGAACTCGCCACCAAGCTGGGCGAACCACTCTGCAGCCCCTTTCCACTTCTGCATTTCAGTTCCGATTCGTGTGGTGTTGTTATCCGCCCGGCGAAGTTCAGGCTGATAGAAATCCGTTCCGCCGTTGAAGTCGTAGCCCTTCGGCATTTCTCCTTCGGTAGCCGCCTGCACTTGGATTTGAGTGAAATCTGACAGCAACCCAGTGTGTTGATGAATGTGGACGGTCGGCACTCCAGCGGCATCCAAAATCTGCTTCCCGCTATATGCGTCCTCTGGTCCAAGGCTATGCTCAGGCCCCCAGATCGCGTTATGAAGGACCAGCCAGGTGTGATTACCGCCTTCCTGTGGAATTGCTGGATTCCTAATCCTCGCAAACGACCGGCCTGGCCCCGGCAATTGTTCACCCTCCTGATCCAATTCGACCGTCAGGTATGGATTTACCTTCGGTGCGGTAATGTCGTTTGCGAACGCCCGAACGTCGCGGCACAAATCAGGCATCGACGCGAGTAGTGCGGTCATCAGCTGGTAAAGAACGCCATGTGATTCTATGGATTTATGCTTCATTCCAATCTCCGTGACTTGAATTTATCGAACAGCTCTGCCGCCGCCTTGACGTTCTTTTGTGCTTCCTGAATCTCGATTCGCATATCATTCAGCAACTGACCTGGAACAGGGTATGTAACCATCATGCCCTGACCCATCTGGCAAATCTGCAACGCCATCAAATTCGCCATGTGAGCGGCCAAGTCAGAAGTCAGTACTGCGATCGCTGCGTCCACGTCCAGCGTGTGAGCTATGATCGCTGCTGCTGTAGTATCCACCGCTTGTTGTTCCGCCGTGCAATCCGGCATCTGAGTTTCCTTTGATGAAAATTGTGTTGCCTGCGGGAGTTTTGATCTCCCAGTCTATCTGCCCAGATTGCTCTGCCTCAGTGATCGGCATTGCCTGTGCATAAAAACCGTTTTGTGCTGCGATGTCTTTCAACTGCGAAACCCGTTCCAGCGCCAGCCATGCTGTGTTTGCCGGCGGAACCCAACTGGAAAACACCATATAAAGGGCGAGCGTGCTGAAAATCCGCCGATGCGTTTCGTTGATGTTCTTCCGCTCAACCACCCTGATGATCCAGACTCCCACAGCCAGGCTCATCATTGCGATGCATACGCTGATGTGAAGGCTATAAGTGCCCATGTCAAAAATCCTATAGCTGGTCCTACAGGCGAAAGAGTCAGCTTCCAGGCTGTTGCCAACTGAATCGCCACATAACCCATCGCCAAAATGATCACCGCAAATGCGATCGCATAGACCAAAATGATTCCCCGGCCGCTGAGGTCGAGTTTCACATTGACGTGTTTTGTGCCGATCGTGATGCTGTTATCATCGTCCCTTTCATCAGCCGCATTATGTTTTTCAGCTTGCGGTGGCCGCTTGCGAATCATTGATTCGTTCCATCTTGAGTATCACCCCGTGACGAAGCACAGGCAGCGTCAGTATGCAAGGCGAAAACTGATTGTCAGCCCCTGCCGCTACTCACGGCGATGCTTTGCGACCTCCAACCCATCAGGAACCAATCGAGCCATTGATGTACCATGTCAACTTCTCCTGCCAGTTTTGCGTATCACCGCCTTCCGTTTCCGGCACTGCCGCCAGGCCGAACGTACAGCCCAGAGCCGTTGCTACCCGATCTGGCACGCACATACAGATCACCGTTGCTGTCTGCCGACCCGCCGCGAATCCACAGGGCGTCACCATTGCTGGCCGCCAACTTAGCCTGCAGCCTCAAACCTCGATCTGACCGAATCGATTCGTAGTCGCCGGCGTTTTTCGCGATGCGTCGAAGCGTCGAGCGGCTGACGTACATCACAGGCGGAGACGATCGCTCAGCAATCAGCACGACCGGCTGACTTGCGATGCAGCCGCAATTGCTTTCAGCGGTACATTTGCAATCCTTGCCGCAACTGCAGACGGCAGTATCAGCGAACGACCGAGAACACAGTGCCAAGATCACCATTACGACGAGAATCAAACACTTCATCTTTCTGTTCCTTTCGATAAACCCAACACTGACCAATCAGCACTTGCTTTTCAAGCCCCGGAATTTCATGACCGGCACTAACCACCACTGGAATGTTCCTGAGTTTATCCGCAAGCTCACCAAGCAAGTCTGGGTACAAGTAGCAATACGCCGCATTGATTCCATGCCGCGTTGGATCAAACTCCAGAGCGTCACTGCAAGGCTTTCCATCCTGATCGGGATTGATTGTGATCAAGCCCGACAGACCAGCATCCGCAATGCTACGTCGTGATTCATCGGCTTTGACCGGGTCAATTTCTATGCCAATCACCCTGAAACCAGTTCCGTGCTTCCGGAGGCACTCCTGCACAGCAGCAATTGAGCATCTTGAGTCGCCGCAGCCTGGTTCCCAAAGAACCATGTTCGGATTTGGATTGAGCAACTGCAGGGCTTCGTCGATCACGTCGTCAGGAGTGGCTGCCTGAGGTCCGACTTCAATCTTGTTGATCAGTTGCCTCGACGACAGATACCGCCGCTGGGCAGCCCTGATCTCGGCACACATGCCGCACGATCGCATTGAACAGCCGCCGTAGGTTTCCAGATCGTATGAGCGTCCGCCGTAGTTGTAATAGCGGCCTGGCGTTCGCGACTTTTGCAAGACGCCTTCAGTCACAACAACCGGGCAACACTTGCCTACAACTTTTCCATCTTCTGAAACTCTCACCGTCTGCTGCGGCTCGCCAAATTCAAACGGTAGATGAGACGGGCGAAAACCGAACCGGCGTTCACATTCTTCAATCGTCAGGATGTTCGAATCAGGCCAGCCTTTCGCTTTGAATATCTTCTTTGCATTAGGGCATTTTGGGCACCACGATTCAGATACGAGAAACCACTGCCGTTGAGTTGGTTTCTCGGCATAGATCCCTGTTGGCTTGAAAATATCTTCTGCGGCCACCATTGGGCAAAAAATCAGGATTGCGAGCCAATATCTCAGCATTCTTCAACCCTCCACTGTCGTTGATAGAGTCCAGAATCCATGTACGCTCATTGTCTGTGCGAAGTGATCCGCCGTCAGATACGATCGCCCATTTATGCCATAGCTGAGGCCCCAGGAATTGGGCATGTCGAACACTTCTTTGCCGCCGATCAGGCACAAATCATCACAACAGACAGCGTGATTCCCGCGACCACTATCAACTCCCGCAATTCCCTGTGAATTCAGCCGCTGAAAGTTGCTCCCGGCATGGATGGCGACGACACAAGGATCCTGCTTTGCGAGTGCCGTCCGGAGTGCTCGCAGTGTCAGCAATGGAGTCAGTCTGAACCCCTTGTGCTTCGCGGCCTCAGCGTCGGCAGTTGGTGGCATCTGGCGACGATAAATCAGATTTGCCGGAACCAATGACTGCGGGGGTGCGCCGTGCAATTCCGCCATTCGCAGACCATCGGAAAGATTCGATCCGTTGTCTTGATTGCCATTCATCCAGGCGTAAAGGTAACTGCCGGACAGTTTTATCAGTCCGTCCCGGAACCCGCGACGATAGCGACCCCTGGAGATGACCTCTGAGGTTCCCCAGCCATTGCAGCTGCCGAATGACAACTGATTACAGATCCAGTCGTCACCAAACAACTTCCTGGCCGCGACACGATCTGGGTCTGTGATGGCTCGCCGAATGTCTTCGTCTTCCCATTCGTCCGCAACTTCAGCCGCTTCAACGATTGCTCGAAGCATTCCGGCATCTGGTTCAAGCGAACCGAGTCGCCGGACGTTGCCGTGGATGTCGGCGATTTCTTCGATCTCAGCCACCTGTTAGCCTCCCGACAATTGACTTGAGATCTTGAAATGTGTTTGGCAAAGTTCCCTTGTGAATGGCTTTCCCTGTCACTTTGTCAGTGACCACAAGGCCAGGGACGACTCCAGCCAGTTCTGCGATCGAGCTCAATGCTTCCGGTTCTGTCGAGATGATGTCGTAGAGCCTGTACTCGTGACCTGAGTCGAGCAGGCCATTCCATCCCACAAGAGCATTCAGCAAGATCGCCGTAGACGGTGAAACATTCGCCTTGTCGTACACCACCGAAAGCCTGACAGTCTCGGCTGTTGGCACTGGTTGCGGCTCTGGTTCGGGGTCTGGTTCAGGGTCCGGGTCCGGTGGTGGCCGCGGCCCAGTCACCGTCAACACAACAGGCAGCGGCCTTTCAGTCGCACCCTCTTCAAACGCCAGCACCGTCACCGTGCCCGACTTAATCGGCGTGATCGGGTAAACGTATCGACCCGAATACGACTTCCATTTTTTTACCGTCGGCTCTGCATCGTCCACGAATCGGCCTTGTATGTACTTTGCACCTTCTTCGCGGAATTCCTCGGACTCCAGAACTCCAGGCGGGAAAAAGTAAAGCCATGTCGGCTTGTCAGACTGCAGCACATACGTCTGGTCTGATGCCATTTCCGTTGCGGTTACTTCGGTGTATTCCGTCTCCTGCACTGGTGATTCGATAGGGATGCGTCGAGTCGGGAAACGCACGTCTGACGCAACGTGCGATGGCAGGCAGAGAATAATGGCGACGAAGAGGATTCGCTTCATTCGCCCACCTCCAGACACCCAGCAACCACAACCGCATCATCCTCTTCCAGAATCTGCTCAATCACCGCATCGGCCAAAGCATTGGCCTGTTGCCGGTCGATGCGTTCCGTGGAATCGCGACGAATCCGATGAGCCATTCGACGCCGCAACTGTTCTGGATTTCGATCGTTCTTTTCCTTGACTGCTGACTTGATGCTTTCAGGGTCGGACTCGTCTTCATTCTGGAAGCAACCAATCAGCAACGGCAGCAACGTTGTGATGATTGTGATGATCGTTACTGGATCGATTCCGACCTCGTCTGCGTCGACTCGATCAGCGGCGCGTGTGGCAAATGCTTTGTGCAGTTCGGACATTTAACAGCCTTTCGAAAAGTGAATTGACAATCAGTGGATAACCGCTCACGACGGCAGGAACGTTTTCAGGCAGCTGGTCTTTGTCAGCCCGCTCGACCGCCGCCGTGAGTGGATTTGACTCCCCGATGATGCGCGTCGAAGTGGTGGCACTTGACCAGTCACAGGAGAGGCGCGGGGAGCGTGTTGTATCGTTGAGAAGCCCGAACCAGAGGGTTGATTCGATGGCGACCACACCGCAAAGCAAAACGATGTTCGTGAGAAGCGTTCTCAGGGATGATTGCGGAACAACTGGCACGTGCGGAGCCTTCTGCCGTTATTCGTAACGGCTGGCACTCGCTGGTCCAGTATTGTTCGACGCACCAAAGCGGGGTCTAGGATAACAGAGAATCTGGCGTGGTCAAGACTGTTGGGTTTCGACCCTACTGCCAAAGCGTTTGCGTTGCTGCGAGCGGCACGTCAAATTGAAACAGCCTGCGATCGTCCGGCTTTCATCGGTGGCGAGTGCTATGCCGATGGCTTCCGTGCTTTGGTGACGATCGCAGGCTTGTTCCTTCAGGCTGTTCGAGGAAGTCGATCGAGCGGACTTGTTTCGCTCGTGACGCCAGCGGCCTCGACGTGTGTATAGATCATCGTTTGCCGAAGATCGCCGTGACCCAGCAGCGTCTGCAGGCTGCGAATGTCCATCCCCGCGTTGAGGCAGTGAGTCGCGAAACTATGCCTGAGGCAATGCGGATGCACGTGCTTCAGAATCCCGGCTTTCCTTGCTGCAATGCCGAGCGACCGTCCGAAATTGCTACTATCAATTCTCCAGCGGCCCCACCATTTTTCTTCTGGGTGTTGACTCCTGGCCTGACTACAGAACACCCAATACCACGCCAGGCTTCCAGCATGACTCGGTGCCATCTGCGCGCCTCGATAAGGCAACTCAACTCTGTTACATCCATCGGCCACGTCTTTTTCATGGAGCCGCCGCGTCCGGTCGATCTGATCTTTCAGCGGCTGCTCAGTCGTCCTTGGCAGTGGAACAACTCGATCCTTGCCGCCCTTCGCACCAAGAATCATGATTTGTCGATTGCCGAAATCCACGTCTTTCACTCGCAGACTGACAGCCTCGCCGATTCGCATTCCGCAGCCGTACAAGAGTTGAGCGATCAGTTTCGACTGCCCGTATAGGGAATCGAGAAGCAGTGAGACTTCCGGAACCGAAAGAAACACTGGCAGTTTCTTCGCCCGCTTGGCTCGCAAGGCATCGATGTCAACGAGGTCGATTTTGAGTACTTCGCGATACAGGAAGAGGATTGCCTGCAGTGCGTTGTTTTGGGTGCTTGGCGAGACGTTTCGTTTGACAGCAAGGTACTCCAGATAGGCTGTCAACGCTGGCTCACGAACGTCTCGCGGATCGACCCATTTTCCAGCCCGATTCTTGAGCCAAACGATGTACTTTTCACATTGGTCACGATAGGTGAGGCCGGTGTTTCGCGCCATGCCCTTACGACGGACTACTGCCTGAAGCTGGTCAAGCGTTTCTGATTTCAGTGCCACTGTAATCTCCAATCTGAGTGATTGAAGACTCCGTCCCGGAATTATCCTGCGCAGAAGATGCACGTGCGGTCGACCTGAAGCAAAGGTTAAAACTGCCGCGCAGGTTTTTTGCGCGGGGATGGCGGATTTGCTGTCCGGTTCAGAACTCTGGGCTGTCTTTAACTGCGCTGGCGCAGAGTAAAAAGGCGTTATGCGGACTACTCCGCGATTCCCCGATGATGCCGCTTCCATTTTTCGCTTTGATGTTCCGCGAAGCTGCCGCCATCTTTCATCAATTGAAATTCCCTGAACGTCACGTCGATCTCATAACAGAATGGACTCCCCTTTACAGAGACACACCATTGGTACGCGACCGCTGATGGTCTTGCTGCGTTTCCCCATGTCCTTGTAGTCATCGTGAGTTCGCCGAATCCCAGGGCTTCACGAAGCCTTCCAAACAGTTCGCCCGCAAGTCGATAAGCCGCATAACAATCGCCTCTGTTGACGGCTTGATTCTCGATGGTTGATGCTTCTTGATTTTCCATGTGGTTTTCCTTCATTGAAACTGGATTCGTTTTCGCCGCCGCAACAGACGCAAAGCGTTCCTGGGACAGTTACCTTATTGATTCTTCAACGCTGTTTTCCGGATTTTCCGCCAGCCATGCGAGCAGGCTTCCAGTGAGCGACAGTATGGACTCGTGGAGTTTGTCATGATCGCTGTCTTTCCATCGATCAATGTCCGCTTGAATGCAGTTCCTGTCGCAATATGGATGCTCTGCGATGATGATCGGATTCTCATTTGCCCAGAGTTGTTTCACATGGCATCCGGCGCAGTAATACCACCAGCCATGATCCAGATATTGCTGAACCGTGATTGGTCCCGGTGCGAACTGGTCAAACTCTGGAGATCGTTTGACTCTCAGGTCAACGAATTCACAACCGCAGAAATCGTGCGGGCGACGGCCACGAAGGTCTTTCCCTTTCGCAGCAAACAGGACTCTCATGAATCCTTCGTCGCATTCGCAAGATAGTTTGTATGCCTTCAGTGCCATGCGTTTCTCCTAAAGCCCAGGAACAAGTCAAACAAATGATAATCGCATCCTACGCTTACATTCGTTTTCCAGCGTTCATTTCAACAGCGGTGCCGGATGGATTCGAACCACCAATAGGGGACGTCTCCCCCGTCTTGCCAATTAGACTACAGCACCGATTGACCGGCCCTTGTGGATCGCTGTGATCAATGCTGCAGTTCTCCTTTCGGTTTCCCTGCAACTCCCACTCCCCACTCAGGTTACTCCGCCCGGTCTCCGGAGGCTCTTTAAATGCTCGGTCTCTCCCGGCTGTCACCCCATAACGAACAGGCCAGTTTGCACCACCCTGTCGTCTCGTTGCGTGCTCGGGTATTCCTCTGAGGTTGAGCGTTCCCAAGTCCGGCGCAACTCCGGTTCTGCAGTTCATGGCCATTTATTGCAGACGTCCCTACTGAGCGACTTTTGCGAGTCGGTCTAGGCCAGGGAAGCTTCCGTTGATTTCACAGTCGCTGCTTTTCCATCGCAGCATATTTCCACAATTCCGTCCCGCTCAAGTTCTTTCGCCCATTCAACCTCAAGGCCTCTGAGCCATCTGCCTTGCTGTCCAGCGTGCCGTATCACTCTCAGCAGTGCGTCTTTGTTTTTCTGTGGAGCCGGAGACGAGTCCGATCTCCAAACATGATTGTGCTCGCCCATATAAACTCCAAGGAAATGAACAAGTCACCCAAATGATAATCGCATCCATGGCGCTTACATTTGTCTTCCAGCGTTCAACTCCAACTCCGATGAACCTCTTCGATTGACTCAAACCCATCGTACTCGCTGACTTCCCACTGCACGTCGTCTGGAATTTCCACGACATGAAGTTTTGCGAATTGGCCACTCGCTTTTTGTCCAAGTTCCTCAACGACAGCCACAAGATCCGGATCATTCCGCCCGATGTTTCTGTCATAGAGTATTTGCTTTCCTTGCGCCTCGTTGTATGCGCGTCTCTCTTCCAGCGTCATCTCGTGCCAGTTCTCACATTCTTTGACACGCTCATCCGGGGGCACAGTCCAATACGTCGTGATCCCCAGAGGCCCATCGTCTCTGGCTGGATATAGCGTAATGCCCTTCCGCTTCGCGTAGGCCATATAGGCTTCCTCAGATAATCCAAATCCACCGTAGCACTTACTGATTACGATCTTCATTGCACGTCCTAGAAAATTGAGTTGAACAAGTCGCACACCCGAAAACATCCTGTTTCAGGTGTCCTCCAGCGTTGTGACTACTTAGATTCCTGCCCTTCGCCGCTGAGAGTTGAGGCAATTTTTTCAACAGCACCCCAGTCACGATTGGTCCGCTCTATTGCCAGGCGATGTCGTTCAATGGACATCTCATGATCAACCTGCACGGTCTTTGAAGTTGCGAGTTGTTGCTCAGCGGTTTCGGTGGCTTTTCGCCAGCCCTCTGATGCCACTTCCAGAAACTTTGCATGGGCTTCCGTTTGCTTCCGAACATTTTCAGCAATGCTTTCTGCCGCCGTCACGATTCTCTGCATCATTTCTTCCATTCCACTTCTCCTAAAAAGTCACAACAAGTCACACAGACGACAAACGTCCATGTATTGCATCTGCTGTTCCAGCGTTCTGTGCGTCGACGTCCTAGAATAAAACACCCTGCCTGAGCCGTTCCGCTGCAAGCTCGCAATATTGTTCGTTTACTTCGATCCCTACAGCAGTTCGGCCTTCCAGTTTTGCTGCCACCAGCGTCGTTCCAGATCCCATGAATGGGTCGAGAATCGTCGCCGCGTCCTTTGCCCATCCCAAGCACCACTGCATCAAGCCCAGCGGCTTCTCTGTCGGGTGTCCGCAATTGTGCTTCCCGACAGGCAGGTCAATTGCCTTGCATGGAATGTCAATGTTTGTCCAGGCGAGTTCCGCGCCCGCCATCGTTGGCACAGCGTTGATTTTTCTCCAGACAAGCCAGCCTCGCGCTGGTGGCAGTTGAAAATAGTTGCCGCCCCAAACAATTGCAGTGTCAGCACAATCAACCATCTGCCCCATCACATATTCTTTCGGGGCTGAATCCCACGCTCGAAAATCCGCGTACTTGTCTGCTGCGCCCCACGTTCCGCCCTGCATCCTGTCCCCGATCCCATAGGGCGGATCAGTCAGCAGCAAGCCGAACCGCTCCAGGAACGGAAGCACCTTGCGGCAATCCGCGTTGTAAATCGTGCAGTGCGCGTCCTGATAGAACGGGGCAATAGTTGTCAAAGTCGCTTCCATCAGTTCAGAATTCCTCAATCACAAAATCGCAGGGCACAGAACAAGTCAAACAAATGATAATCGCATCCTACGCTTACATTCGTTTTCCAGCGTTATGACGACTTCCTGTGACGATCAAAACATCGCTGCACTTCTTGCACAGCCTCTGGCCAATTACTAAGTTCCTGAAGCACTTGCTGCGGAGTGATTTCTTCCACCTGACAAAGCATCGAGCCGTTTTCGAGATCAAAGACAGTCCACTTGGGTGCATCAAATGTGTTGTGATCTCCATGAACAAAAAGCCCTCTGGCTTCTTTCGTCATGACCCAGATGCCATGCCGCAATTCGCCCTTGTCGCGTCGTCGAAAGCAGCGCACGTCATAACAATCGCCTCTGTTGACGGCTGGCTTTTCGGTGGTTGATGATTCGTGATTGTCCATGTGTTTTTCCTTCGTTGAAACTGATTGGTTTTCGTCGCCGCAACAGACGCAAAGCGTTCTGACTCACTCACCTGCACTCTTTGGCCTGCCTCTTTGCGGCACATCCACGTCGATGCTGTAGTGCTCAGCCAGGATCGACAGGATCACCGCTTGCACAGTCTGTTTTTGCTTCTTCGCGTCCTTGAGCAGCTTCAGCCCGAGTTGCTCAGGCAGCCGTAAGTTGACCTGCGGGTTGCCTGCTTTTTTTTCGTCGTCAGTCATTGTCAGGCTCCTTGAGCTCGACGACCACAATTAGACTGGCGTCCTCACTCTGTATTCTCGCCGCCTCGGACGCATCATAGATCCACCGCGCGTCCTCAATTGGGTCGGCGTATTTGTACGCCACCGCTCCGATCGGGACCGCCACTGCAACGCCGTTGATAACAATCGATTGGCTCATTCTGATTTCCCAAATTTGGCATATCAATTAACACTTACCGCGGCGGCGAATGCCTCTGCGGTCAACACTCGGATGCAATCGTGTGACTGACCCCGCTCGTCGCAGTCAACGTACCGGACTGCCGTGTATCCTTCAGCAATCCTTGCAGCGATGTCGCTATTGCGATCACATGGCCACTCCTGATTGTCGATTGCCGATCGCAGCTCGTCGGCCGCCATCTCGACCACAAGTACAGTCAGCTTGCTGCTGTCGATCGTGACTGCAGTCACATGACTACCGTATGCACTAGCGACGGATTCCGACGACGTGAAGCAAATGGCTGGGAAAAATCCAAACTCAGCATTTCGCGATCCGTGGTACATGTTCATTTTCCGTCCCCTTCATCCACCCGAGCCACCCGAGCCACACCTTGTTGCTCGCGATGTTGTAATGGTATCATTATCGACTCACTCTGCAATCCTAATTGATACCATTTTGTTTGAATTGTCGAAACTGCCCGAAAACTCAGGGAAAATGAGTCAGAACAAGTCACACAAGATGACAGACATCCTGTCAGCATTTGTGTTCCAGCGTTCATCGCTCACCTAGCAGCGGATCAGAATATCACCACCCGGCCACGGTCCCGCTGGTGATTCATCATCTTCATCGTGAATCTTTTGTAGTTCTGCCTGGTGTTTCGGCGTGCCCTGCTTGGGGTCCAGGTCATGCTTAAACACCAATGCGAGATGCCGCTCAATCATGGCTGTCTGTTGATACGTGAGCGCCAGATTCGCTGGGCCGCCAGATTGATGAGTGATCTCAAAGTAGCCTTGTAGCCAATAACAGAATTCTGATGCTTTCATGTCTCACTCCAAATTGTTGCGATGAACAAGTCAAACATCGGAGGCATCCGTCCCCCGACGTTTTCCAGCGTTCAAACTTACTCACCAGCAACCGAAGTCGGTACAAAAAACTCAGGGGCCACCTTCCATGCGTCCCTGTCGTATCCGGCAGCCACGGCCCGACGAATAAAGCATGTTGGGCATAACATCGGATCAGTTGCATTCTCGTTTCTCACTATCGCGTTCCAAAGTTCGTTCGGAGTGAACCAACACACATTCTTCGCTCCACACTCCGAACAGAACTCTTCTGGATGTCCAGATTCTGTCACGATGCACCCCTTTCAGTTTGAACAAGTCAAACAACCGACAGCATCCTTGCATGCAGTCGTTTTCCAGCGTTCAAACTACAGATACTAAACCGCTGCGTCGGACGCTTCCGAACCGACTAACGCTAATGCCAACGATCCAACCGGGTGGCCAGCCACGCCGACAACGTGCCTGATGTGTGTCGCCAGTTCTTCGCATTGCTCGCGAGCATCGGGCGGCAGTTCTTCGATGATCTTCTTGATTTCAATCGTGACCTGTGACTCTCTCATGGTTTCTCCTTTGTCCATTCGAACGAATCGCACCCAGGAAGATGCCGGATGAGGTCCATATCGGACTCATCGTCTTCTTCGATCTCATACATTCCTTCCGCCGTGGCCGTATGGGAGATTCCGCAGCTTTCGACGAACACAAGTGGAAATCCATTTGGGTCGTGAGGATTCAGGCCAACGACATACATGCGGTCTCCGCAACTGGTTTCCCAGAATTCACCGGGCTGCGGTTTCTTTGATTCTTCAACCACGCTTATCTCCTAAAGAGTTTGAACAAGTCGCACACCCGAAAACATCCTGTTTCAGGTGTCCTCCAGCGTTCTCAGGACAGATGCCTATTTCTTCTCGGTCGCGGTTTCTCGTTTGTCCGCCGCTGCGGGAAACGCCGCATACAGTCCGTCAGCAGCGAACTCAATCATGATCTCTCCGTCTCGCAGTCCTTTCTTCACGACTGCCTTTGACGTTGACCACTCCAGCAGATCCTTTTCGCGCAGCTTTCGATTGCACAGCAGAAGCCGTGCGGCATTCAGAATTTGACGCTCAATTGGTAACAGTGCCACTCTTCGCCTCCTCATCAAGTTTTCTCATATTCGCCATCAACTCGCTCGTGTACTTCGAGTTATGCTCGCAGTTCGTTGACCCGCACTCGGGGCAGCAGATGTCGTGATACACCGACATGGCAGCACGCCAGTTGTCGATCGTTCCTCGATATCCGCACGATCTGCATTCCTCAACGTGTTCCGGTTTTTCAGTCGACTCTTCGCTCATGATTCCTCCAAAGTCCTGAGAACAATTGCATCATCCGATAATCGCATCCATCCGATTACAGATGGATGCAAGGCGTTGCTGCGGACGTCGGCCCCTTCTGTTCCTACAGAAGTGGCACGGACACTCAACCTGTACGCAATGCTGCTTCCAGGAATTCCGCCGCCTTACTCCAGTTGTGAGCCCTCGCCCATTCTATGGTTGCCCCAGAGTTGGGCGATCTGTTCCATGCGATGACGGCGTCTGCCGTTCGTTTCTTGATGAGATCAAGTGCGGAACGAAGCGCCGTGTCCTCTCCGTCCGCAGCAACGCCTCGGTCAAGTTCGAGCGATTGTTTTTTAGCCTGCCCTGATTCAACTTCGCTCATGATCTTCTCCGCTTCCACAAGTTACTCTTCGACGCCGCTCAACAATTCGCTCGACTGAAAGCCATTGGCATCCGTGCCAATCGCCTTCAGTTGACCGAGGCGTTCACAGGACAACGATTCCCTCATCCGTTCCTCGCATCATCACGAGTTCATCATAGGCGTCGATTTTTTCGTGATCGTCCGCTGGTATCTTTCCGACATCGCGAGTTTTCCCAAACCGGGCTTCGATGCTGTCGCACAATTTATGCACTCGCCCAGCCTCGCACTCCTATTTGATTTCATCGTTGAGGTTCGCCAGTTCGGGGAACCATCGCCTCAGCCAAGGTTCGCACTCTTTTTGGACTCGCGTAAGCTGATGTGTCATCAGGTTGCCGCTCACCAGCCAGTTCTGCAGTTCATAGACCTGCCCGATTCCGTTGTCTCCTTGTTTCTTTGGGCGAACCAGCATCCATCCCGTCATCACTGTCAGGACTGCAAGAGTCGAAAAAGTCTTCTTCACTACACTCTCCAAATAAGGCCATGTGAACAAGCAGATGCACTGACAGCATCCGTGGCTGCAGAACATCTGCAGCGTTACACAGACTCAGGTGTGTATCCCTGAGCCTCACGAATCAGTTTCGGGTTAGGTTGTCGCAGCACGCGGCATTTGATTTCGTCGGACTTCGCGAATCCAAAGTGGTTCAGCATGACTTCGTCCATTCGATCGCCGCTGAGATCCAATCCATCCATGACCCAGAATTCGTCGACTTCGATTTCCACGACCCATCGAAATTTCCGGCAGGGTTTTCCTTCGTCCGTGAAATTTGTCGCATTCTCTTTTCGCGGAGTTGTTGTGCGAGTGTATGTCTGGCTGGTCATGGTTGCCCTCTTGCTGTGTAACAATAACTTCATCCGATGAATGGCATCCGTGACCATCACGGACGCAAGTTAAGCGTTCGTCGTATTCAGATAGCCACGACTTGTGGCAACCCATCGTGCGTTCTTCCGTCCAGAAGTCGCCCTGCGTTTTTCTTTCCCACGCGTGTTTCGGTTTCGTCGAATTCGCCCCACTGTTTGAAGTGGAATGCGATTCCCGCCATCAGGCATTGATCCCGAAGTGAACGGAACCACTCTGGCTTGCATGGTCTCGCGTTCGGCCCACTTTCACCGCCCGTGATGACCCAATCAATTCCACCTTCCCCGAGATGGTTGTAAACCAACCCGCCGTGGTGTCCCTGCAGCTTCACAGGACCGACAAGCGGTTCCGCTGAGACGAACGTCGTTCCGACAATCCCGTTCCGCTTCGCGGCGTGCAAATGCGGGAGCCGCTTATCAGTCCACTCCTGATTCTCGATCGACGTTCCCAGCCATACGTTGTCGCGCCTCCGAATTAGTCGCCCAGGCTTCCCGAATATCGCCGCAGCCAGTTTTCCATTATGGCCGTCGTCCTCCGTTGGCCACATCTTCTCGACATTCTCTGGCCGCTTCGTCAGCAGCAGCCAGTCCAGTTGTGGTGTTGCGTCGATCAGTTTGAATAATTCGTGCCGCAAGTCATGCAGCGTGATCGGACTCCACCCTTGCGGATCTCGCTGAAGCGAGTCAGCGTCCGTCGAAACCCAGAACTCAGGAGTGTTTTCGCTGTCAAGGTACGGGCGACAAATAACATCGCCACTCGCATCGAGTATATGACCTGCCCACGCCTCAAACACATCTGCCAACGACGCGCAGAAGACGCGAGGGCGCGTTCCGTTTTTGATCGCGTCCCTGTTCCACCGGATCGGCTTATTCCAGTTTTCCACTGAGGTCTTGACCCGTGTCCCACTCGCGCCCCAGGCCACCTTGCCGTACCGATGATCCATGTCCCGCTCTGCATAGCAGTTGGCGCATGCAGGACTCACTTTCACGCAACCCATCCAAGGATTGAACGTGTGATCGGTCCACTCAATTTTGCTGTTCTCTGCCATAGACATCCCCTCAATCGCAAAACGACGAACAAGTCACCCAGCCGAGACATCCTGTCCGGCAGTCTTCCAGCGTTCAAAACATCCCGGCCAAATCACTCAACCACGACATTCCATTAAACTGATCAGGCGTGTATCGCAGGACTCGCCAGCCAAGCGAAGTTGCTCTGTTATACTTTTTCATGTCTTCGATAAACCCATCACCTCTTGTATGTCGTCCCTTCTTCCACACACCACCCTCAACTTCGATTGCAATCTTCGCGCCGATGCATGCATAGTCGAATCGCCACTGTCGCACGGAATCAAATCGATGTTCGGCAGTCCATACTTTGCCGGTTTGGCGGTCCAGAATCTGGACGGCGATTGGTTCTGATTTTACTTGCTTTGTTTTTGATGCTTTCCGTTTCATCGCTCCTGCTCATTCCATCCTGGCCGCTTCATTCGTTCAAGTTTCACTAGACCGTATCCATGCGGATTATCTGTCGTCGGCTCACCTGGTCCGTAGAGTTCCTGCAATGTCGGGTCGGTTGTTCGCTTTTCCATTGCGGCAAGTGCTCCAGCGCGGCAGGCTTCGCGGTGTTTGGTTGTGAGTTTGCGTTTGCGGCCTGTTTTCATTGATTCAATCCTAGCCGCTTCAGGTCTTTCAGTTGCCCGATTTTCAATATCTGCCCAGCCTCTTCACTTCCGTCAGCAGCTGCAATTCTCAGTTGCGTTATTGTCAATCTGGTAGGGTCGCCGTATGGACTGTACGACTCTTTGAACATAATCCGCCGGCACTCCTCGGCGATAGTCCCGAACTGAACGAAGTCTTTCGAGGAATGCTTCACCTGTTCAATCGCCAGAATGGAGTACCGCAATCCGTAATTCGTCAGCAGGCTTTTCGCCCATGCCAGTTTCGTTTCCGCTTCAAGATTCAACGTCGGCTTAAACACGGCCAGTTCGGCCAGTTTGGCCGTCAAGAAGAGCAGCGACTTCTTCCAGGCTTCGTCGCTCTCGATCGACGCGACTATCAGCTCCTGAGTTTTTAGATTTCCCATTACGGGACGCCTCCTCTACCGGCCGCTTCTTGATGTTCACCCAATTCCCTGACTTCGAATACTGCACAGCGTCAATGAACACCTCTGACCCCATCTTGTAAGCCTCAGCCCAGAACGCCCCTTCGGCCTCAGAGTTTCGTTCTGGCACCTTGTCAGCCCGTCCGCTTTGCTCCAAGTGCCGGAACCACGATCCAGCCGCCTCCCAGCATTCCGGAGTGTTCACCGAATTCGGCACCACAACTTCGTCGCCCGGTATATATCCATTACTCTCTTCTCTACTCTTCTCTACTCTGGTAACTTTTTTGTCACCGCGTTCCGGTGACATTTCGGTGACATCCTTTTTCTTGCCACGCTTCTTTCCCTGATTTTTTGCGTTCCGCGCTCGGGTTTTAGCGGTCTCACCGTTATGTCTTCCGAAATTCGGTAACTCAATTCCGCCATCTCTAAAGCGTAGCCACGAGACAGAGGACAGCGAGTCAGCGAATCCCAGCGCTCCAACGATGGCGTCGATAGTCGCCGAGTTGTCACCGCGTTCCGGTGACATTTTCACAAAGGCAGATCCATCAGGGCGAACGTCCGCGTCAGAAATGTTTGCGTCAGCCCATTCCCAGAATCTCATCAAACGACATGCCACTACTTCGCGAGATGTTTTCAGGTCCGAAGCCATTCGCGCAACTTCAAGTTTCTCCACAAGACCGACCGTCCATTTGATCCAGTCGCCAGCCATGTCACACAAACTCCCCAACAGCAGCAGCTTGACATCCATTAGCCCGCCGCTGCTCCATTGTTGCGTTATACATCGCAACCGATTCCTGCCAGGCTTCTTCCGATATGTATGGCAACATACTGCTGAGCATCATTGGATTGACGTCGGCCTTGTCAGCGCACAAGAGAAGATCCTCGGTTTCAATTACTTCCTCACAAGGCACAACATCTAGGAGCAAGTCGACCACAGTCAGCCGCAACAGTTTCTGAATGGCCACCGCGACATCGACCCGAAAGAATTCGCGGGAATGGCTTTCCCGCTGATCCGCCAGATCGTCGTGAATGTCCGCTTCAAGGGTGTCGACATCTGGCGAATACACGGCATACTCGACATGAAACGGCATTAAAACGCCTGACGTGTAAAGTTCCTTTGCCCTGTTAATTGGCGACCTGGTTGTCTTGCCGATCTTCACAAGGCCTGGCATCGACTTATTCGACAGCACATAAATGAAACCCTCTGACGCCATGTTAAAACTCCAAAGAAAAACCCGCTCACAACTGCGCAAAGCTGTGAACGGGCCTGAATCGGGTTGCCCCGAAAACGTCAATTTCAGTCGTTTGCGCACGACCGGCCCGTATTCTAATTCATCCACATTTTCAGTGTGAAAATAACTCCGAATCTAATCACGATTTGACGGAATAATAATGCCTCAAAACATCTCCAACTGCTTCGGCCATGAACTCTCCACCGCTTCCACCACCGCACGTCCTTCCAGCACCGCGAAAAATTCCTCAAACGTCCAGTCCGGCAGCCCCCAGAGAAGCACAAGACCGCAATCCAGCGTCAAATATCCCTCTTGCAAAACCCCTTCGAGTATTCCCTGAATGAATACAGATTGATGCGGCTTGTGATCTTTGTCCTGTCCGTAGATTCGCGTTTCGTTTGGATGCTCGCACGTCCAGCCGTGAGTGGCGAGAATTGCGAGGCGGTCAGTGTGTGTCATACCGTTTCAGACTCCTACATTCGAACCGCACCCACAGCATCTATCACTCAACCGTGTCTTCCATTGGATTCAAACACAACGCACAAATCAGCGTCACAGGCTTTGTGTGGATTACCTCGTTCACGCGCATCGCGATATTGACGCCGCCCGAGTCCTGCAGAATCAGGACGTGCCCATCAGCTGGCTGCATATGCAACTCGACACCATCGTTGGTGTTCCATTTGCCCTTAGATTTCCACCGAATGTTGCATTGTTGTTTTGTCATTGTGCGGCACCAATCTGCTCAACTCTGAACTGTGCATATCGAACCATCTCGTCATAGAGTCGCTGGCTGATCTGTTGTTTCTCAGGTCCAATTGCCGCCTTTGCTTCATCCAGAATCGTTTCCATGTTGGCCGCCGAATCCGCCTTGCCGAGCATGCGCGCCATGCGAATCACGATATGCGGGTTTTCCTCAGTGTGCTTCACCTTAATGGCTTCAGTTTTCCAGATTTGATTCCATGAGACTTGCGTTTCGCGGCCTTGCTGTGGAGGTTCTTTTGGCTTGTCTTCTGGCGTCGTAGTGGATGACTGTTCGATTTGTTTTTGTGGCTGCGGGACAGGTTCCAGGAGTTTCGCAGGAGGCATCTGCAGTCCATCCGGTCCCGCTTTAGAAAGCGCACAGCATTTCAAAAACAAATCACGCCACATTCGTGCTTTCACCTTGCCCTTGATCTGATCAACGACATCGTCAGGGAAATCGGCAATCGTCGCCACCTGAACGCGACTGTCGAGCGTGTCTGTTTTTGTGGCCTGCACTTCCACAAATCGACCCCAAACGTAGCAACTAGCCTGCGCTGAGACCGTAGCTGTGATCTTTGTTTTTTCCTTTGGAGGGCTGTCCTTATAGCCCTTCGTCATGTACTTCCGCTCTTCAAACTCATCCGGCTTAATCGTTCCGATTGGACAGTATGGCTCAGTCACGCCAGGCAATCGCTCCAGTTGAGAAATCCAGCCTTCCTGCGTGATGTAGAGTTGATCCTGAATAATGTTGATTTCGTTTCCGGTCAGGCGGAGTCCACTCACAGCAGCTTCAGACGCAATCGTCGCCAGCAATTTATTGTCGTACTGGCTTTTCGAATCCTTATGATCGCAGTCCGTGCGGAATCCCATCGGTGAACCGCGCAGAAACACGATCGTCTGCATGATCAACTCGTCGCCAAGAATCATTTCCTGCAAGGCTTTCATTCCCATCGCAATCGCGAACGTCTCCGCGACACTGTCTCCAGCATCACGGGCAGCCGTAACCATTTCTGAGTACTGTTTGCCAGCTGTCAGGAAGCCGCGAAACGCAACAGCCATTGGAGAACTATTTGCCTTGATGATCAGTTCACATTCAGCCACCGTACACCTCTTTCGCTACGTTCAAAATCTGTTCAATGTCACTCAACGCCAACGGCTTTGAGTTGTCTGTCAATGCATCAAATGCTACTTCCTTGGCGCTTTCCTCACGTTCCTTTCTCACCCTACGAATCATCTCGTCCCACCCTCGCTGCATCCCTTCTCCGTCGTCAGTAGCAGACACTCTGCCGCGAGTGTTAATCCATTGCTGAGTAATCTGATTTCTGCTCATATGTATTCACCGTCCGGATGGTCATGGTCGTACTCACCAACCGCTGCTGGATCAGGTTTCCGCACCCACGTCTGCCGCCCGAAATTAAACCACAGCAGGCGAACTTTCCAGACGTTCGTTCCGAGAATTTGGCACGTCTCTGAGGATGCAGCGAAAGCCTTGCCTCCTGCTGGCCAGTACAATCCGATGGCGAAACCGTGCCATAGCGGGATGGCGTTGCTGTGGTAGTTAATCATGATTCCGCTCATCTGTTTTTGGTTGTGTCCCCACTAATTCTTCCCTGACGATTATCGTTCCCTTTGGAGCTTCAATTCCGATCCTGACAGAGTTCGGCCCGATGCGAACCAGCACAACGCGAATGTCGTCGCCGATTAGGATTGCTTCCGACGTTTTACGCCCCACGACCAACATGATTCGACTCCCTTCAAGTTGAGTTATTCAATGCGGCCGCCTCATGCATTTAATGCCCGGTCAGGGGCAACCGCGATTGACTTCAAAACTTCCGCTTGCCAGTCAGACCGATCCAGGACAGGACAATCCCGCCGATGAATACCGTGGCGACGAGTGCCATTACTTCACCTTTCGATACAGCTGCACCGTGCGGCCAGTCGTTTCGTCCTTTATCCTTCCGCACACTTCAATGAGTCCCAGGCGGACAAGTTCGTGCATCCGTCTCCGATACGTTTCGGCCTCATGTTTCGGGTTGCAGTCAGCCGACTCTGCGCCGACTTCTCTTGCTGTCCACGATATGAAACAGTCGTTCATTACCGACATCATTGTTGCGTGACAGTCGCCGAGTTCCGCTTCGGTTTGGGCTGCTGAGAGTTGCGACGTTGCTGGATCGGTTCGGCGGGCGAGTTTTGGTGCAATGGGATTGTCGAAGAGGGAGCGGGCGATTGTTTTCATGATGTCGCTGCCTCCAGTTCCGCGCACGCCTCGCAAAATGTCAACCCGTCCGGAACGCACACAACCGGCTTGCTGCAAACTCGACAGGGAGAAATGTCCATGCCGCTGCGCGCGATGGCTTCGTGCAGTTGTGCGAGGTGTTCAAAGTCAGTTGCTGTGATTACGACGATTGGTTCTGACGGGAACAACATTCCGTCGCTGGTTATGTAGCCGGTGGCTGGGATGGCTTTGCAGGGGGTCATGGTGTGGCTCCTGATTGGCAACAGGATCGAACAGCTTTTGCGCGTCCGACGTGAACGTGACGGCCGCACAATTCGTCAGCGGATGGAAGCCCCTTGTGCTTACAGCGAATCTCGCAGGCTTCGCAGACAAGTTGGTGTTCGCCGGGTTCGGAAAGCAGTTCGACCCCGTGAGCGAATCCACCGCAGTGATACGAGATTGTGTGTCGAAGTCTGATTCGATCATTCCAAGTGTCGCGATGCATTCCGATTGAGGCAACGCGATGAATCAGGACGCCGCGTGGATTGAAGGCGAACGGCAGCAGATGTGTGAATCGGACACCTGGGAGAACCGATTCGTGGAACGTCTTCACAGGAACGACGTTGCGAGAAAGAATTTCTGAAGTTCCGCCCCGCCCGGAATTGTGCTTTGTTCCCTGGTCGATAGAGGTGCCAGGCGCTTCTTCAGAAATTGATTTCGATGTGTGCGCAAGCATACGCCACCTCCGTGCTGCGCTCCATCGCACAGCACTCCGTTTGCGTCCGCCTGATTCATCAATCAGGGTTCCGGCAGTGCAGCCGGTGGACAAGGTCAGTATCAAAAACAAACACCGTTGAGCTTTCTACGACTCAACGGTGCGGCAGATTATCGTTCCATCAATTGAACGTCAAGTGACATTTGAAAGATTTTTAGAAAAGCCAGGCATGATCAATTCATGTGGCTTTATTCGCAGTGCTTTTGCAATCTTTTCCACTGCCGCAAGATTTGGTGAATGATGGCCGTGAACCAGCCTGCTGAGGTAGCTACGCCTCATCTCGCAACGATCTGCGAGCACCTGAAGAGTAATCCCCTCGTGATTGACAATGGCAACAATGTTTTTTCTGAACGCATTCATGGGTCACAGTATTGCATACGGCTTGAATTGTGTCAATGTTCTGAAAACAAAACGCACAGCCGCCTCGATCCGGACGCCCAGCGACTGATTACCGGCACTGCGGAGAGGCTGGCTGCTGGATGAAACGCAGCGAGCTTCCGGCGTAACTCGGAAGCCCTGGCATTTGCTGCGTGCAACCATGACGGATTCATTTTGTTTCGCTGTCCGCTTTCTCTGCCGCTTCTCGTTCCTCCCTGAGTCGTTTCTTCTCCGTCTCTTTCCGCACGTCCTCATCGATCAGCCGCTGATTTTCCGTCGCTCTGCGGTTTTGCTCTGCACTGTGCCAGGTGATTCCGACTTTCGAACCGATATTTGTCAGCCCGTCACATGGTCCCGCCATGATTAGCGCGACTGCAGCGGCAATGATGAGAAGGATCGAACAGCCAGTAAATGCAACGTTTTTCATTTTGGCGAATCCTACAGGGAGGGGCGGGATGCACGCACTGAAGGATGGTAACGCAGCGACCCTGGGAATGGATCACGGAATTTCCAGGATTGCTATTTCTTCGCCCCAACCGCCTGCGAGTCTCTGCCGTTCCTGTCGCTGCTCGTGATCACGTTTTCCAATCCGGAGCTTGCCATACACTCCGCCAATTGATCCGTAGTCAGGTTGCCATAATGCTCTCCACGATGCAATGTCGGACCTCCGTCGATCGCTGAATGTTTCGGCCTGCCTGGTCCGGCACACGTGATGATGAGTTTGCCGCCAGATGTCAGCCACGATGCCGCGGCCCTAATCAACTCCTGCCAGTTTGCCGCGTGTTCCAGGACTTCGATTATCAAAACAATATCCACACGTTCTGCTGGAATGAAGTGTGCTGCGTCAATCACGATGTCAACGCATTGACCGGGATACAGATCGAGCCCGGTGTATGTGGCGTTTTGGAAGTGTGGTCTGCAAGTGCCGTTGATGTTTCTAGCGCCGATCTCAATCACCTTGATTGCTTCGTCCGTCGCGTATCGGCCGACGAAATTGAACGCCTCTGTGTGCATTGCAATTCCATTCTGTCTGATAGAAAGTCATTCCCGTTTCAGCCATTCAATAGCGGCAGCCTGCAATTCACCTCGATTGATTCCGAGCGCCTTGAATGTGGTCATGTGGTCATGATCCGCGTATGCCTGCCCTGTGATGACGTGTTGCCATCCACGTTTTGCAAGTTCTCGGCTCCACCAATCGTCAACGCCTAGTCCAGATTCCATTTCAGTATCGATCGGTAGTTGATCAATGACGCCCAGCGCTTCCCGATTCAGCAGACAGCAGAACCACGGCAGTACAGGTGACGTCCGGCTGGTGCCTTCGCGCTGCAGCCTGGCGTTTAGCGGGTTTTTTACCGAGCAGCGACCCTGATCATTCGTGACCGGGCAGACTGAGGATATGTGATCGCCAGACAACTCGGCCAGCATCGCCGCGAGGCATCCGGGTTGCATTCGGCAATCGTTGTTGAGCAGCAGAACGTGACGACCTTGCCGCCGATCAATTCCCTGCTGAACCGCTTTCGTAAATCCAGCGTTGTGCTGATTCCAAATCACACTGTGATCAGTGCCTTTGAGTGCAGCCCTGATCTCCTGAACCGTCTCGCAACACGATCCGTTATCAACATAGCAGATATGCACAGGAACAGTTTGAGCCTTGACCGCTGCGATGCAGGACAGCGTCAACTCAACATTTTCGTGAGCGGGAATCACCACATGCACGGGCTCCTGGACATAGCCATAGACTTCCATCATTGATTGACAGGTGGCGTTGTTCCCCACGTACCTGTGAGATTTTCTGTAGCCAATATTTGGGCCGTTTCCAATTGAGCTGTTCCCTGCGACTGGCTCGAAATGATCGACAATCGAATGTGTGAAATACAGAGCGTGCCGCCCCTCTGCGGCAAGGGCATTACCTGTTGCCAGATCAAGCACACGCCGATTATGCCCGCTTGTCCTGGCCTTGCCCCCTTGCCAGTCGTGCATGAATTTCGACGTCACCAGAAACTCAGCAGTTGCTCGCGGCATGATCCATGCGACAGCCCCGATAATTCCCGGCTTTGGTGTGCGGCATAAACCGGGCTGATCTCGCGGGTAGTCAAAGCCTGACGAACACCACAGGCTGAGTAACGCAGCACCCTTTGGCCAGACGATTGACTCCAGAAACTCTTTCGATCCTGGTGGGAAGAAAGCGTCATCCTGAGCGTACAGAATCATTTCAGCGTCTGGGTTGCTCGCGAGCGTGTCGGCCAGCGTCTGCATGAAATTCTGATGAGCGCCGAACAATCCGCCTGGCCCGAGCGACTTGAATATTGACGGGGCAATTGTTTCTGGCCGCTGAATCCACGGAACGTCAATATTCTTCAGCAGTCCGGGCTCCGCGAAACAGACCGGATTCCAGCCAGCCGCCTGACAACTCTGGATGGACCGTTGCCATGATTCCGCCTTGCGAGGCGCGATCGTGAAACATGCGGCCCACTTCAATTCCCTTCGTGGGCCAAACGTCACCGGAGTTACTGGATACTTCCTTTTCCTGTGGTGTCCCGGAATCGCTGACCGGCGAATCGTGTTGATCCGTGCCTTTGTGTCCGCTTCCTTTTTCTCCGCCGTGTCGATGGCCTTGTTCACGTTCTGCCGAATCCGAATCCGTGCCGCTGCGTCCTCCAGAACGCCACCGAACAGAGCATGAATCCATTTGTGTTGCGCTGCCATCCATTCGCGGGCACGAGGCAGGATCTCTTCTACGATTTCGTCAATGTGCTCACGGCACCCGGCGACTTTCCAGGAATCCATCTTCGCCGCCGTGTCCTTGCACTCCTGACAGGGCGGAACTTTCGCAGCCCTGTAAATCGCGAGCAGCTCTGTGCCTGGCCCGGCTGGTGGTGGCGACTTGCAACAGCCTGCTTTCCGTGGCCTCGGTTCGACGTGCCGCAGAACGCCCGGCTTCGTCGTGTGGATCACTCGCACGACTGGCGGCACGTCCGGCAGAGATTCGAGCGGAGCCATGCCGTATTTCACCCGGTAGGCATTCACGGCCGACAATGGCAGCGATGCTTCACCGTCGCAGATTTGCTGTACTCTGCTGTTCATTTTCATAACGTGATGTGTCCATGAAACGCCGCTTCATCGCAACAGCCATCAAGACCGTCAGCACAGGCCGAGTCTGTTTCGAATTCCACGTCCCAAATATCGTAGGCACCGCACGGAATTGTGAAGCTGAATGAATGCTGGCAAGGCGTCGTTCCCGGCCGTTCAACTCGGAACGTGCCCTGACCGTCGCAGCCGATATCGATTGAAACCCAGTAGTTTCTCGGGACGGTTGGCGTTGGATTGCAATCGTGACAGGAGATCATTCCATGCCCGACCCATCGCCATTCGCCGGCCGCTTCGTTCCCGACAAACACCAGTGACAGCGTGATGTTGATGCACTCGAAACACAGGTTGTACGGATCGCAGCCGAGCATCGGAGCCCACTCAGTGGGACATACTTCGCAGTTCAGTTGACGGGGCACATCTTCGCAGAATTCCAGGCACGTCCCGCCTTGTCCGCAGTCGTCTGCACATTGCTGACAGTACCCATACAGGTAATTCGTCACGCCAGCGTACAGCATGTCTGTGAGATCCTGCGTCACGGAAAACACCAACCGCGACCCGCAGTCATTTCGAACCGGGACAGGTTCAGCAAACCCGGTTATTGTCACCTGACAATCGTCGTTTTCGTCAGCGCTCAACCCAACGCTGAAATAGTCGTCACCCCATCGCCAGTTTTCAGCGTCCCAGGCGAGTGACATTTCCACCAGCTCGCCATCGAGAACACCGACAACGCAAAGAGTTGAGCAGACGCACCGGCAGTTTCCGCAGACGTATCGCCAGCATGAGCAGCGATTGCATGAGACGCGAATGAAGTCGCCAGCGTAGTTCGTAGCTTCCAGTGCCATTCCCAGGGCGCAGAGGTTGTCACCGATCTGCAGCAAGTCGCCGGTGAAATCGCTGACCCCGATGGCATCCAGCGAAATGTAGCAAACGCCCTCAACCTCAACGGGACTGATGTATTGCTCGTAGCCGTCAACGATGGCCTCCCATCGCAGCGTGTATTCGTTCCAGATGAAGTCAATTTGAGACTGTGCGGAAAGGTCGTAATTGTTCCCGCGACGGACGCAGAGAACTGAGCAGAACTGAGAACACGTCCCACACGCCAAGCTGAAGAAGTCTTCCGCAGGAACGCCGTACCCGTCGATGTCCATCCAGCGATTGACGAAGGGCAGTTTCGTGAGCGTGAATTCTTCGAACGTGATTGTCCCGACGCACTCGATCAGATTGCCCGCATGATCACTGCGAATTAGGGTGATGCCCACAATCGACCAGACTGGAGGAGCCTGACAGTGAATGTCTCCGCTGTGATCAATCGCCACCTCTTCGAGAATGGAAATGTCCGGGGCTGACAGTCTCCACTGGCAATCCGCATACCCATAGAGGGCATCGCCATAGACAACGATCTCTGCACTGATTGTGACAGTGCCAACGCCCTCTGCCGTGAATTCGTAGAATGATCCGTTTGTTCGCGTTTCCTGAACCATCTTCCATGTACGGACTTCACAAACCGCGGTCGGGGTGTCTGGCGTGAATGTGGCACAGATCGCTTTCGGGACGCACTTGCAACAGCCATGCTGGCCAGGCGGATCGGTACATATGTTGACGAAGTTATGCCAACATGGATCACAGCAAAACGAATGATCGATGGCCCGCGGCTGATACGGATCGCAAAGGAACTCCTGCCCTCGGCTTCGTGGCGGCCCAAAGCACCAGTCAGTGCCGCGAGTGTATCTTACTGTGGGCTCTGGAAGCGTTCGCAGTGATTGGCCGAACAGATCGATTGCCATCAGTACACCACCGCCTCCGATTCGGTGCAGTTCATCCGGATCACTTCGTAGCGGCACGGACCCGGATCGACCGGCAGGGCGTATCGTTCAGCGGCTGAAACTTTCATTTTTATTGCGTAGCCAGTCATCAGCATCAGTAGTTCCAGGGGCACGCCAAAATGATCCGCCCCCTCAGTGCGGTCCCAGACTTCAACGACGTCGCCTTCCTGAACGCCCGAGCCGCATTGGGCTGAGATAACGATCGCTCGCACGGCAACGCACCAGCTGCCGATGCCGGGAGCGATTTCGAACGGCTGGAACACGATTGTGCTGCCGGCTCCGCCACCGCTGAAACGTCCGATTAGTCCGTTATCTGCCGCGTCGTGCGGACCAAAGACTGTGAACGGCCCACCACCCTCTTCGACCGTCCATTCATCGACCATCGGCTGATAGTCCGCGGTTCCAACTGGATACGGCGGGTCCCCCAGCATCACAACCACGCCGAAGCGATACGCCCAGCCACACTCGCCGGCAGCAATTGCGAATTGTGAGTTAAAAAGATATTCGCCATCCGTGTCGGTCGGCTTGCTGATCGTCACGACCGTTCGGCCTCCAACAACATCAGTCCCAGTTATCTGCATACATCCATAAGCCGGGCAAGTCTCTTCCGCCGTGTTCTTCACGAACACGCGATGCGGCGAAACCTCGTCAATCGGCCTGCGCTGCGGATAGTTCTTCGACACCGCCGGCGACAACTGCGAGCGGGACAAATAATCCTGCCACAGCAGCCGTGCTTGTTCAGGTGTGAATACGCCGATTTCACTCATTACGGGGCGACGATCTTAAACATGGTGACGCGCACGGGCGTGGAAGCTGTGTCTGAGTCCAGGTAAGTTGTTGCCAGCGTTGTGGCCCTGGGGAGAATTGCCACTTCTCCCGGCGGAATGTCAATCAGCCCAACAAACGATGCAGCGACGTCATGACCCACTGAAACGATAGCCGTGGCGTGAAGATTCTCGATTCGCACCAGCGCATCGTCCGTGACGTCGCCAAGTGCGATCAGTTCGTGAGACGTCCCAACAAGCTGCGTGTTATCGCTCAGAATGTCGCTGGTCGTTTCGACTGTGACGGTCCTGTTCGGGATGAGTCGCGACAAACTGCCATCGTCCAGCCATTCGACTTTGGTTGTAACCTTGACGGAATTTGTCATCAGATAAGCCCCAATCCTGAGTATGCGAGTGATCCATAAACCTGCGTATGGAAGAAGTGTGCGGCGTTCGGGTCCGGCTCGCGTGTTCCGTCTATTTTGAGCAACACCGGACGCGTCACCTCTTGTCCTTTGTCATCAACGGCGCGCTGAATGAACCCATCAACATTCTCATAGAGCCCTTCATGTCGCCATCGCTTGTACCATGCTTCCGCGTCGGTGGTGTTGGCGTATGGTTCGCGGAACTGGATCCGCGCCGTCACGTCCCATTGCTCTTGAGGGGCTCCGTATTTGAAACGGTTCTTTGCGGCATACGCAACAAGCCGAGCGGTTCCGGGCGGCCATCCCAGATAAATGTCTGAATTTGTCGCGCGGCGATACATGCGAATTGCTGCAGTGTTGACCGTCAGGAACTTCCGCCGAATCACTACCACCTGATCAGCAACGTCCATCGAAAGTCCGTCGACTTGTTCGCCGTTTACAGTAACAATCGCTGCGCCGTCGATATCGCGGTCAATTTGTTCAGTCGTTGTCGTGTCGGTCCATTCAACCTCCACGCTGTCTGGATCTGGGGACTCTCCTTCGTAAGCAACGACAACAATCCAGAAGATTGGCCCGAGGGGCGTCGGTGTTTTTGATGTAACGAACGCAGCCAGACCGCTGGCGTGCTGCTCTCCCATTGCTGGAAGTCCTGTTGCGTTCCAAATGGTCGTGATGTCGTCGCCGGCCTGGGCGAGAACCTGATATCCTTCCGTGATGCTGTATTTCTGGTCGAGTGCATCAGCCTTTTCAGACGTGACTGCACCGCCAGTTTTTGACCACATCTTTGTGACATCGATCACGCTCATGTCACCGCCTCGAATTGGACGGTATTCGACGTGTTCTCAGCAACGAAGCCGAGCTTTTCGTCAGCACCTGCCGTTGCCGTGGCAATGAGCGTATTTGATTCCTGAATCTTCTGCAGAGCAATCGCCGCCTGTTGCATCCACTCCCCTTGACGGTCCACAGTGCCGCGAGTCAGCAACCGACTTTCCGATGCCGTCAACAGCGCATCACTGCTGCTGGGTTTCGTGCCGAGTTGTTTGCCCTGATTGGCCTCATCCGCTTTCTTCTGTTTGAGTTTCTCCAGGGCAGCTTCCTCGGCTGCGAATTGTCGCGCCGTTGTCTCGTCGATACCCTTGTTAATCAACTCCTGAACTTTGGCGGCTTCTTTGCCCTGCTCCAGTTCGATCCGCTGCAGTTCGAGCCGTTCGCGTTCGGAGGCTTTGATATCCTCTACCCGCTGAATTTCTCGCTGCGCATCCTCTTGCAGTTTTGCCGCGGCTCTGTCGCGATCCTCTTGTTCCTTCTGGCGTGCCCGTTCCGCGTCTTGCTGGAGCTTCTCGGCGGCTCGTGCCTGTTCCTCCTGGGCCTGCTGCTGGACCCGCTGGAGTTCCTTTTCCGCGTCCATCTTGGCTTTGATGGCGTCTCGTTCTTCCAGAAGCCGCTCAGCCTCACCGCGATCTTCTGCTGTTGTGTTACGCGACGCGTCGAGCTTGATTTGTTCCTCGCGCGTGGCCTTCAGATATTCCACTTCAAGCCGCAGGTTTTCCAGGTAATCTTCCGACTTGTCTTTGGCTTCATTGGCCGCACGGATTGCTGCGTTTTCCTGTTCACGAACTGACACCAACTTGGCGACTTCATCACGCTGCGCTTTCAGGACGGCTAGTTTTTCTTTGTCGGCGTCGAGTTGCTCCTGAGCCATCACCGCCATAGCTTTGCGTTCGCCGGTGATTTGCCATGCTTCGGCCCATTCCTCGACTTCGCGCTTGCTTTTTTCGACGTTTGCACTTGCTGTTGAAATGTCGCGGTTGAGGTCATCGAACAGTTTTTGGTGTGCCGCCCGTTTTTCTTCAGGATCACGAATCAGTTCGATGTCTTCCTTGCGGTTTGCGAAGGCATTGGCAAAGGTCTTTTGTAACTGTTTGTCCAGGTCAGCCGCGGCCTCTTTGGCGTTCTTCATCTCCCGTTCAAACTTCTCGGTTTGGAAGATAACGTCGCCGAGCGCCTTGCCGATTGCCGCGCCAATGGATGCAGCCAGAGCGACTAGCCCGAGCTTGAATGCCATTGCGCCCGCGCCGCCTTTTTGAGCCATCTCTGCAAAGTCGCCGACGCGATCTGTTGCGGTCGCAAGATGGTTGGCAAAACTGGCAATCTCATTGTTGCCAGTCATCGCTGCAAGTGTGCCGACAAATCGCGAAGTAGTTTCAGCCCGATTGCCCATTCGCTGAAACGCATTGCCAGCCTTCGCGCCTGCCTTCTCGGCGTTCGTCGCCACGTCGGCAAGTTTGCGGCTCGCCTGGTCGTCGGCCTTAATCAGTATTTCTACTGCTTCGCTCATTCCTGACTTTGCCTTCTTCGCTCTCGAAGAACCGAACCGCCTCGATAAAACTGGCCGACTGATCCAGCACTCCACCTGAGATTGGAGGCAGCCCCTTGCCGAACAAATCAACCATGTCGATGGATGTGATCACCTTCTGACAGAACTCATTCGGACAACCATCGATTTGAAACAACCCACCATTGCATTCCTTGCAGCCTTCGTCCTGTCCGTCGCACACCGGACATTCGATTTCGATTCTGTCGGCTTCAGTGCTCAGGCTTTGACATTTCCCCTTTGTGCATAACCTGCACAGCAAGCCGCCGCGAATCAGGGCTGCGACTCTGTACTTTTTTTTTCGTCTGGTGTGATGTGCTGGTTGAACAAAACGCCCCGAAGCAATTCGCGAGCCTCATTGAATGTCAGAACGTCACGTAACGCCTCGCTGCTGAATTCGATTCCGTTCATGTTTTTCCAGCCGACGACGACACCGCCGAGCACTTCAATCGTCTGGTCAAAAAGTTCCTTCTGTGTGATGTCCGGATTGTCGTGATACAGATTCAGGACATCGCCGACCCGTTGTTGACCTCGCATTGACTGCGACTTGGCGAAGAACGTCGGCTGAGACTCTTTCGGCTTGTCCGCGTCTGAGTCCAGAACGATCGGGTATTTTTGGCCAGGCTCAAGAAACAAGGGCACAGACTATCCTCTCAGTCAATTTCTCGTGAACACTCATCACACGCCGACACATGCACATTTTTCGGGGCCACAAAGGCAATCACCCTCAAAAGCAATCCAACAAGCATGATGCGAAAGCGCCATGCACGCAGGCCACGAATATGGACCGTCAGATTGATTTCTCCAACTTCATTTATCTTGACATTCGTATCCATAGGAGCCTCAGTCAAAAGTGATCGTGAGTTCTGTATCAACTGCGCTTCCAGTCGTCGCCAGCCATGTCACGTCGTCCGTCAGCATGTTGTTCCGATTGCCCTGCTGTTTGTTTTCCAGCTGAGCTTTCGGGGCTGCGAATACGATTGATGAACCTGACGCGCCGATCGTGACAGACAAGGCGTACGGCAGACTGCTCAGCCAGTGCGCGTCACGGTCCTGAGTGGCGACCAGATACGATTCAGGATCTGCAGTGATGACGGGGGCGCGATCTGTGACCAGTGCCGAGACGTAGCCGGTCCTGTCTGTCGCGTGAACATTCTCTCGCATGATGACCTGATTGCCTGCGTCGATTTCAATTTTCGACGTTATGAGCGCAACGGAATTCCATGTTGCGGCACCAACTGCAAAACGCATCGGCAGCGTGGTGGGATACGTCGGGGCAATGATAGCCGTGTCAGTTTCGTTCGTTGCATATTTGCCGGTGAAAGTGAACTCGATATACCCCACCTTGCCGGTATTCAAAACGACTTTGAACGTGCCCATCGCTCCGGACAACATCGCCCGTTTTCCGTCCTTGTAGTGGCCGATGGTGATTGTTTTGACGTTGCTGCCTGGCCCTTCTGTGGTCGGGGAAAAGATGAACGGGGCAGAACCTCCATTGACAACCCAGCCGCACGCCGGAAGCAGCACGCTCGCCCAGGCAGGCAGGGCTGATCCGTCATAGGACAGCTCGTGCTTCAGTTTGCACGTTCCCATCATCCCCTCTGGAATGCTGGGGAGCCAGTTGAATCCACCTTGTCCCTCGCGCCGAGTCATGCCGACAGACGGCTGAATCTCAAAGTCCAACGCGTTGTAAACACCTTCCGCAGTCGTCAGCGATTCGGCGGTTCCGACCGTTCCTTCAACCTTGGCGGCAAAGACAGATTTTCGTCGAAGTAGTGGCATTGTGTTTTCCTAAGTTTTCACGAGCCCGTTCGCTCGCAATACGTTGAGATTGATTCGACGTTCCATCTGCTTGTGCAGCTCGTCAGTGACCGCCGCGGCTCGTGGCGCGGCCAGATTGTTTTTCACGAATGCGCCGTATGCCGACACGCCTTTGATTTGGACGATTGGCAAGCGGCCTTTTCCGACTCGCTTGAAGGCGTTGCCCTTCCAACTGGTCTTCATCACTCCCGGCTTTGGTCCCTGAAATGCGCCATCGACTCGGCTCCGGCCGCCAGTCTTTGAGATTTTGTAAGTGACGCCTCGTTTGTCTTGCCGTGCTCCGAAGTGCCTCAATCCGAGCCGTGGAGTTTTCTTCAATGTGACCACTGCCGAAAGATTCGTTGCCGTCGCGTTTGCTCGGACGCTCAGCGGCTTTTCCGATTCATCCTTTTTCATCGCGACGACAGCCCGAATGTCGCGGCCCATTTCCAGTTTGGTTTTCTTCGCGACCTGATTGATTGCTCCGGCCAGTTCCTTCGTCAGTGACTTGCTCGCACTGATGCACGCCCCTGTGAGCCTTCTGAGTTGTGCCTTATTGATTTCGATGGCGAGCACGGCTAAGCCCTCACCGTGTACGGATCGCCTTCTGAAATTCGGTATGTGACGACAATCGGCACTGCCAATCCCTCATATCCGCCGTCCGATGTTGCCACTTGTGCCTGGAGGAACTCAGCGTTGATTGCATTACCGTCAAACTGGTGCCATGTCGCATTGGTGCGAATCGCTCCGTGAATCGCCGCTTCTGCAACCTCCTCGTACAACTCGATCGACGTGTCGTCCTTTTCGCTCGGGGCGATATGGATCCGCACAAGAAACGTCTGCTGGTAGCAGATCGCCGGTGGATTACCGGGACAGTCCAATTCTGGAACACGTTCTGCATCACCCTTCGTCAAAACAATCAATCCGTGTTCCGGCGTGTATGTGGCCAATCGTGTCGGCCGAACGACGTTGCGGAACACAAAGGCGTCATTCGGCTCTGTGATCAGTGTCTCAAGTCGCGACAGAATCTCGTCTGATATTCTGGATACGACTGGCCGCTCTGTGATCACCGGCATATCAGCACCAGCATCCCTTCGTCATGCTCCACGAGATATTGAATAGACCGTTTCTCTGCGGTATCTCCGATCCGAGCCGCCAGTTCAATTTTGTCACCTCCTGTATCCAATTCCGAACTGCTGATTCCTGTTGTCGAATCGTTTGCGACCCGAACTTCAAACTCCGTCAGAATCTGCTCGTCGGGATTGAATACAGCCACTTGCCTGCGTTCCACAATCGCCAGTATGGACCGTGGCTCGCGAACAGCGTCTGTGTGAAACCGATGCGGATAATATGTGACTGTTTCAGCGTGGTGATCGCTGTTGAGAAACACATTAGCCGCATCGGTTACGATTCGTTCCGCCAGTGTCATTGCCTATCCTCTAGACAATCGGCAAGTACGCTTCGTGCCACGATACTCCGATCAACGCAGTGCCTACCGCAGTGCCGACAACTGCGTTCAAGCCGAGCGTTGCGCCCGGCCTGACTTGAATGCCGCCGTCTACTTCGGCGTACACGCCGTGCCCGATAGACGCAGCCGCCGAGGTTCCCGAACAGCCAACCGCTGCCCATTTGTTAGCAATCATCGTCGTGACTGCCACCGCTCGCTTGGCCAGCCCGCCGTAAGTTTTACCGACAGGGCTGTTGATCAACTGTGCTGTGTCGTCAGTCAATGCCGCTGCAATAGCAACCTGATAAATCAGCGTTGCTCCGGCCGCGGCAGCCTGCGATGTCAACGCGAAATACCAAATCGCATCAATCACCAACGTCATTCCAGGGTTTGGATTGCCGTTGTAAAGTGCCAGCTCCGCTCGCGTCGTCGGCATCGCCGCAACAGGCGCAAACGCTGAGCCGGTTGCGATCTGGCACGTCCATGAGTTGCCCAATCGCGTGTACTCTGCCTTTGATGGCAAAGCGTTTGCGACCAGTACCTCACCACGCGGATTGATGCCGATCTGGCTTGTCGCGCCATCATTGTAATCCGGAACGCTTGCGCGCCGAACTAAGCCAAAAATTGGATCGCTCATAATTATCGAACTCCCCACACTCGAACGTAGTCAATCTCGAAAGCGTCCACGTTGGTATCGCTTGTTTTCTGAAGCTGGAAAAACGGCTGAAGTCCAGCAGCGTAGGCTGACATCTTCATCGTCGTCGCTGCGCCAACTCTGACCAATGGGCCTGTAGCCAGTGATGCGTAATATTTCACATCGTTAAGGTTTGAGAAGTCGATCTTGAACTTGCACCATGTTGTGTCAACCATTGAAAAGCCGGTTGCCACGTCGTCATTGGTATTTGTGGCATCGTCGTTTTCAATGACGACCGGAAGCGTTGCGCCCGTTGATGCCAGGCGGAAGATCGAAGCAATTGCAATCGAATCAATTGCGTCGTTCCTGTCTCCTGTCAGTCCCCACGCCACCGTGGTTGTCGTGTCCTTTGCCCCACCTGCACCAGCGACAAATCGACATCCGGCTTCGTACCCGCGTACCTTGTTGATGTCGAATGCCAACTTGTCACCGAACGACAAGCAGACGTTCTGAGCCTCTCCCTGCGAGTCGAATTCTAGGCGGGCAACACCTGGTCTGAACGATCCGGCCGTTTCGCCGTGATCGACTCGCGTGTACAACGGAGTGCCAGAGGACGACGTGTCTGTGATCACCCACGGATCAAGCCCAACAGTCGTGATTGTGCCACCTCCGATAAAGTCATCTTCGAAGCACCAGAAGTCCTGAATACCAGCCATGTTCTTTTCCCTATTTCTGAAACAACGATCTTCGCATTCCGCTACGTTGTGGAGTGCTTCCAAAGGCCGGCGGACCTAGGCGGCCCGCCGGATATCATGCCACTGAAACACTAAGCCCCAGCGTGCTTGTAAAGTCCGCGATAATCGATTGCCGCAACGCCAAACGTCTGCCGAACCTTGTACTTGTAAAGATCCTTGTCAAAGTCCCATTCGTTCTCAAGAACTGGCGATTGCTCGCCTTCGAGGAACGTGATTTCGACCGTATCGACCTGGCTGTGATTGGCGGCAAAGTAAAACGCTGTCGAGCTATTTGCGTCGAGCAATGGCTCGACCACAACTCTCAATGGTCGCTCTCCGTTCGGGCCGTAGATGTTTTTGATGTTACTGTTACCGACAGCACTTCCACCCGCTGCTGGATCCGACATCGACGCAACGAGAACCATTGCCGTTGCTGACAACACAGCAGGGACGATCAAGAACGCTGGTTGAATATTGAGAGTCACGTCTGATGTGATCCCCAGCCCCTTCTTGGTCATCATCGACAGAAACGCCGCATTGAGCGTCACAACGGTTGGAGCTGCCGAGCCTGTTGCGAGGTTCGCGTGACCACCAGCTGTTGTCTGTGCTGTCGCGTTGAACAGGGCTCCCGTGTCGGCCATTGCGGCATTTGCAGTCAGCACGCCGTAGACGGCCTGATTTTGCAAGCGGCGACACGCCGCCCCTTGCATTGCAGGGATGCGACTGATGGCATCGAGGTCATCGTTGACAATGGTTTCCCATGTGATGGTAAACATATTGCCGTATTTGTTGATCTTGTAAGTTTCCCTCGCGTCACTCATCGGAGATTCGGGATAATCTGTTCCCTCTGGAACCATTTGCGGAACGCCCATTTCGCTGAATCGAATACGATTCAGCGCCTTAAAGTCAGCAGTAGTTCCGGCATTTCGTGCCCACAGTTCCCAGGTGTATGGTGCCTCTTCATACCCTGCCAGCAGCGTTTTGTTGGCGGCGTCCAGAAGCAACTCAGGAAATGATCCGGTCGAGTGATAGGCATCGCGCTGGACACGGAAACGATTCATTGTTCCAGGGTGGCCCATCGCTACAAGCGCAACGTCTTTGGAAGCCATGCGGCGAACATCGCAACCCATCTTCTCCGCGTACAACTCAGCCATGCGGCTCAGTTTCATGTTGAGAAAATCTTCGTGCCCTGGGGCTGGATTCGGAACAGCAACACCACGAAGGCTTGCCGTTCTGAATGATCGCATGATCAACCCATCGCGTGCGGCAGCGAATGTCTTATCATCTGCTGATGCGGTCATTGTGACACGATCGGTCGTCTGCCCGACTGGCTTTGTGGCCATGCGAGCCAAAACCTTTTCACGCGCTGAGTTCAGGTCTGTGCCGGCGTCACACAGTTCATCAGCGTACGATCGCTCGATCTTGTGTGCCGTGCAAAGTGACTGGATTTCCTTGCGTCGTTTGGCGTCCGCCTGCAGAGCTCGGCTGATAGCCGCCTCAACGTCTTTTTCTTCAACTGGGTTCGCGTCAGTGGCCATTTGCTCAACTTTCTTTTCTTCTTCAGGAGGTGTGACTTCATCCATTTTTTCAACCGGCTTTTCAGTCGGCTTATCCGGTTTTGGAGGTTCGGCCGCAGGAGCCCCACCAATCTTTCCGACGACCCACGCCAGAATCTGATTTGGGTCGGTCATGCCTTCGGGGAGTCCCATTTCTGTGAGAGATCCCAGTAGAGCCTCATCCATTCGTGTCACCTTTCGATTGAGGTCTGTATAGGACCTGCGGACAGTAGAGAGCTCGTCCGCGCCAGTGGCACAGATCGATGCGTTATGCGGCTGCCATCGCGTGTGAATAATGGCCGGGCCGTCTATGGTTGCGCCTCTGGATGTCGTGAACGTCTTCCCGTGCGGAATGAACAGAGACTCCAGTGGTACAGCTGTGATTGAAAAATCTGTTATGTGCCCATCGTTCATCCGCTGGCAAACCAGTTGTGCTTCAGGGTCGCTCGCAAAGACTGGCTGGCCGTGGAGCTCACCATTCACGACCTGCAGCCCGCGAATACTTCCGAGGATGTTTCGCACCGTGGAATCGTCGTGCGAATCCACGATTGGCATCTGCTGCTGATTCGTGCGAAGAACCACGCCTTCCATCAGCAGCACTTCATTGATCACATATCCCCGGTCTTCGTCATATCGCCGAACTGGTGACTCGGTCGCCACAACAACGTCCGTAACACCGTTCGTGAGTCCAACTGACCGAAGAATCAGCGGTTTGTTTTTCAGTGGAGGCAGTTTGCCTTTCTTACGCGGCATTGGTTGCTGCCTCCGTTTCCGGCACTTCATTCAAATCCGTGTCAACTGTTCCATCTTGAGCGTCGCTGATCAGCGCACTTGCGGTTGCCTCAGTCAGTCCGAGCGTCTGAAGAAATACGCGAGCCTTTGTTTCGCTTGCCGTACCCGCGATGAGTTCCGCCAGAATGTCCTCAATCGCCTTGCGGTTTCTACCCCACTGCAGGCGGGACATCTCCGACATTTCGCCCGCTGGTTGATTCGCTGTAGCATCTCCACCAGGAACCACAGACGATGCCGCCATCTGCTGCGCTTCGGCACGCGAGTTCTCGATGTTAGCCATGTCGACCGTCACGAGCCCGAGCTGCCGTTTCAGTTTTTCCTCTTTGGCTCGCTGGTAAAACACGTTCCGCCAGTTCTTCCCGCGCTGCCCGAGTTCGTCTTGATACGTGCTCTGAAACGATGTCAGGGCCTGATCTGATGCGGTTTGCTCGCTCTGCGGGTCAACCCATTCCCATGCTGGCGTCTGCCACTCAACAGCGGTTGCAACTCTGCGATCGTCAAGGATTTCCGTCATTGACGCGAAGCCATCAACGCCGGCTGTCGCTGCCTGATCGTTGAATCGATCCCAGATCGGATCGCACATATGGCCGACGATATACTTTTGCCATCGGCGAAATCGGCGACGGTCTTCCAACTGACTTGAGCGACTGCTGCCGTAATTTGTTTTACTGTAGTCGCGAGCCACTATTTCGTATGACAACCCCGTGCCCACAGAGATTCCCCGCAGCATTAAGTTGATCCACGGCTCTGATGCGGAGTTTGGCCGGCCGGGATTGATGGATTCGACTGACTCGCCTGGCTGCAACCTCACCACCATTGCTGGTTCGAGATATTCAAACTGGTTGCCGTTGGCGTCCTCTGTCTCACAATCCGTCGACGGCATGATTCCTGTGCCTGTGCGTCCGGTGGTTGTGATGGCAACCCCAAAGCATGACGCGACGGCGGACGCCTGAATCTCGTTGTCGACATAAACGCCAAGGTCTCGCAGCCAGGACATGACCGGCGCGAACCACGACACCCCGCGAGTTTGCCCGATGCGATCCACTCGATACAGATGCCGAATGTTCTTTGCCTCGATTCGAACCGGCGCGGTGTTGCCGCTGACATATGGCCCGTTCGGATGCTCCGGATAAATCCAATATGCAATCGGCTTACCGAGTTCATCGAGCTCAACGCCGCGAACGATTTTATTGCCGCCAGCGTTACGAACCTTGTATGTGTCTTTTTCCGTTGCGAGCCGATCCGCTTCGATCAGTTCCAGGGCGAACGGAACAGGGCGATATATCCCGCGATACTTCTTTTCTGGCGTGTTTACCAGATGAATCAGGACTTCTCCCGCTTCGACGATCTCGCGCTGAGCCAGCTGCTGAATCTCAGTGAACGTCAGCCGCCCATTGACGTCGCAGACTTCGCACCACTCTTGCCACACTTTATCGCGACGCTCATTGACGTCTTCAATGTCGGTTCCTTCTGGCGTCTCAAACTGAGATTGTGCCGTGATGCCGCATCCGATGACGGACGAAACAATCGTGTCGACAACACCCCAGGCATAGGCGTTGTCGCGGACCAGCGCACGAGACCAGGCCCGCAAAGCGTCCGCCCCGAATGGTCCGAGTAACTCACTGTCAGCCGCCTGATTACGTGGTTTCTTGCTGTTCGTCAGGCGATTTGCTTCTGCCCCGGCATACATCCGCTGCAGCGTGTTACGCTGATGCGTGCGACGGACAGCCGCCCCAGGAGAGAAGATGCCAACCAGTCGATCCAGTGTTGATCCGAGATTCATCGACTGGTCCTTTGCAATTTAGCCAGTCGAAATATGCCACCGCCGGATTCGCGATCCGCTTCAGCCTGAAGGATCCGCCGCTGCTCGAACAATGCTTTCAGGTCAAGCGTTGTGACAGTGCGCGATCCAATCGAGTAAGACGAGACGCCGCCTGTCAGCAGTGCTTCAATTGCAGCGTCAATTTGTGCGAGCAGGCTCGATGGTGTTGCCATGCCTGCAGTGTTGCGGCATTGATCGCGGCGACGTAAGAGCAGGAGGGCGGGTTTATACTATGGCGTGGTATTGGAAGTCAGCGGCGAATCACCACCCAATCCCATTGCGTTCAGAAATGCCATGTTGACTCGCTCGGCACATTCGCGGCCGATCCTGGCAAACGACTCTCGCGACCGCTCTGCACAAGTCTTGCATTCAAACGACTGCCAATTGCCGCTTTCGTCTCGGGTCATCCCGAGGAATCCACCCTTGCCGAGATCAAAGATGTTGTCGCCTTTGTAGTGTGCGCCGCATTCAGGGCATGGATCCGTTGGATGCATCACTCGATTTCCTTCCACGTCCCACCACAAAAACCGCACTTGCAGTATCGCGTCCTGCCTTGTGTACTATACACGCGAGAACACGACCTACCATTGATTTTCTCGTCCAAGTCGCGCAACCGCTGACACGCGCTGCACGCTCGCGGGACAAAGGACGTAACTCGCGGCTTCGGCTCATCGTTTGCGGAGACTAGCAACCCATCCGCCTGGTCGTTTCTTTGGCACTCCGTGGCGCTGACCTGCTGGTTTTCCTGCCGGTGGTTTCTGTGCGGCTTGTTCATTCGAGTCCTTTTGTCGTGGAGTAACTGTCGGTCCATCCGGATTGCCTTTAGTCTCGGAAAGCAAATAGACACCGCGAGCACTTGCCGCGGCTGATGCCATGTACGTTGCGTCCAGCCAGTGATTGTTTTCACTGACGGGATGCCAGTACGTTTTCAACCCCTTGCCTTCCTTGAACTCACTGACTAACTCTTCTGCCACAACGTGCTGTGCAAAGGATGTGTGCTTTCGGTCGCCTGGCTGAGTGAACAGAGACAACGCCCCACGTCTCAGGAAGTTCTGGTCGTCAAATGTTGGCGTCAAAAACCGTTCATGCACAAATTGTTTCCAATAGTCCGTATCGAGTTCGTAGAGCCAAAGGTGCTGTGCTTCCTGATAGGCAGCGTGTAAATGACTCCCCGGCTTGATCTTGTCTGTTTCGGTCGTCTTGTCGCGATATGCCCCGAGGCCCTTTGAAACAAAGAACGGGGCACCGTGTACCGACCGCACAAATTCATAGGCGGCATCTGTGAATGTGCCAGAGTCAACAAATACCGCGTCAACATTTCGCCGCGCGCCAGCCGCATCCACATATTGCTTGGCCAGCAGTTCGTCCCGCCAGTTGAGCAGTGTTTTGTAAATCTGTGGCTCGCTTGATTCATTATCCATCGCCCTGTCAGTGCCAGTAACTTCGGCGCGTCCATAGTCAACAACGCACCCGCCGGCCCCTTTCCACCACGCGATCACAACCCAGTGACAGAGATACTTTCCGAGGTCAATTGCCGCCGTGACGCACGAAGCGTTTGCTGGTAACTGCATCCGGTCCATCCCGCTCAGGCGACCCGCCACCATCTGCCACGTCAGCCCGTTGCCTTGTGGTCCAACGTCTTCAGGCGGATCGTTATCAATCTCAGTGGCAACAGTCTTTTCGCCCCAGTCGGCCACTTTGTTGTAATACGACTGGATGGCTGACAACTCCAATGGCTCGCCATCCTCGTGCAAGTCCCCGTCGAATGATGATCGATTGCTGATTTCGCAATCCCGCTCGATCTCCTGCTGATTGTCTCGCCAGTATCGAAACGCCTCTCGTGCATCCGGGTCGCTTTCGTGCCGCTCGATTCGCATCCGCAGGTATTCCTGCACCAGGTCCATGCGATCTGGCGGCTTGATCATCTTTCGGTATCTCTTGCCTTTCCAGTTTGGTTTTTTCTTTGGGTCAGTGAACTTGAACGCCACACATTTGCGATTCTGAATTGTGCAGAGAAACACTCTCGCGACTCGCTTCGCTGATGCCGCCAGCCCTGCAATATCCTGCTCAATTATCTGTTCGTTTTTTTCAATCAATGGATCTGAGGCTGCAGCTTCTCGGTCTTCAATGTCGTCAATGATTGCGATGTCCGGGCGGATGTCCCGAAAGTTCGTGCCGCGAATACCACCGTCGATTCCAACCGACCCGAGCACCTGGCCGCCAGCTGCCGATTCAAGGAACTCCGGCCAGTCGTCTGGGAGTTGATGCCGGCCGATTCGCGGATAGATAAGATGGTCCGCCGCCAGTTCCAAGTTTGAAAACTCTCCAGCTACCGTTTGCATTCGAGCCCGAGACGACCAGCCGCCAACCGCCCGAAACGGCAAGCAGATTTCCGGGAAGTCGTCGAGTAGCAATTGTGACTGTTGCATCTTTTCGCGAACGAACCGCAGTTCACCTTCACTCTTCCGCTGATTCTTTCCGATCACAATTGGAAATGATGCCAGCCCTTTGAGCGTCAGAAACAACGCCGTGTAAATTGCGAGTTTGGTTTTCCCCTCTCCGCGTGTTCCGGCAATTGCCTGATCCCCGCCATACAATGCGGCTCGGACGATGCTCTCGTGCATGTCGCGCCGGTCGGTGGTGAACGGTTCAAAAAACACCTCTGGGAAATACGTCGTCAGAAATAACTCACCATTCTGCATTGCGTCGAAACGGCGGTTCGGTTCCTTTGGCGATGGGATCTTCAGGTCCCGCTCTGACGCCCTGGCTTTAGCCTTCCGATCCCGATCCTTCCCTCTCTCGTCCTGAATCAGCAGTTGTTGCGTTTCCGGATGCGAGTTGAGCAAGTGTTCCAGGCGGGATGTGCTTAATGAGTTCAAGTAATCTAAGACGTCTTGCGTCATCTACTGCCTGCTTTTTGATTGCCACTTCTTCGCGCTTCAGGTCGGCCACATCTGCGCGAATCAGCGCCTCGAATGCTTTGACCTTCATTTGATCGTCGCCAACTTCGATCACTCGAAACATGGCGTCGATTGCGTCTTGTCTCTTTTGGCCGCGTCCTGTTAGCCACCCGTGCGTCAGGGCTCGTCCAACCAGCTTCACGTCCGCGAGCGAGTTAAGCTCCATTGCGGCCCCTCACCCCAAACACAGCGATTGGACGGACAGACTTTCAGTAAAGGATTCGGGGCTTTCCTGACCGCACAGAG